AAATGGAATTTCTAAATCCCATTGAACTGCATTATGAATCACATTGTAATCAAATTCAAGATTATGCGCAACGAGTACATCATAACTCTCGGCTAAGAATTCACCCATCACTTTCGCAAGATCTGATCCTTGCGTTTGTGCTTTTTCTTGTGTAATTCCATGAATTCGAATCGACTCTTCTGGAATTACCCAATTCGACGGTGTAATGATATAACTTCTCTCTTTTTCAACCTTGTTTGTATCTGAATTTAGAATGACCCAAGAGATAGACACAATATGTGGCCAGTTGTTAGGTCCTTTTGATGATGGTTGGCGAGACTTCGGAAGACCAGTTGTCTCGGTATCAAATATAAGCATCCGCATTTTAGTTACTACTTAAAAGTGTATTTAAGTGTAATTCGTTTTAAAAGCCACCCATGAGGTAGTAGGTGACAAGACCAAAGACGGCGGCGTGGACCATGAGGCCGTAGTTGGTAGGGCAACCGCCTTCAGCGATCTTGAAGAGGGTGGTGAACTGGGGGACAACCGCGCCGATGATGCCTCCGATAACCTGATCAACAAGGCGATAGGTGAAAGGAGATGAGATGACGTAGAAGAGGAGGGCGGCAGTGAGGGCAGCTTGAGTTTTACGAGAGAGACCGAGCATTTTGTATATTTAACTACGAAGAAAAAGTCTTCTGGGTCTGGATGATCGCATTAATCCATGAAGGAATATTTTCAATTAATCCATGAACAGCAACAATATCGTGGGGAACTGAATAATGAACATCTAACGTGGTACTTTCACAAACAAAGAGGATTGCTGTATTCAGAAAGCAAACACGTTGTTTTAAATTGGTAGGTGACCAGCGCAGACAATGAAACTTGAATAATGAATCAATATAGGGTTTCAATGTTCCAGATTGAGGAGAACGGTGAGCGGCTTCCTGAACACAATCCCAAATCATCCAAATCACAAATGTACAATACTTTTCATCAATGAATGGATTGGATCTGTATGAACAGAGTAGATCCTGTTTATTTTGCTTTTTAAACTGACTTGCGTATTTCAACATCCATGCAACCCAATACAGTGCCTTTGAAACATCGCGAGTTTCAGGGCGTAAACAATATGCTAATTCATTGTAGGGGACATAGAGCTCAATTGGATCGTGTTCTTTCATCAAATGTTTAGCATAGTTTGCGGACGGGGCTTTTAAGTTTTCTGTGATTGTGACTTGGAGAAAATCATGTTCAGGTGAAATCTTGGGAAGAGGAGGTAATTTGTTTTTACGACACATGGCCAACGATGCAGCAACTTCGCAAATTAAGGTTCGGACATCTGGATTATTTCGCATCTCAGTCATATTCATAATTGAATACTGACCTTCATACGGCGCAAACTTCTCATACATTTTGATCAAATATAAAAATGTATTGGGAGCAGCACGATTAATATGTTTGGCTGCGGACTCAAATAAAGTTTGCCACATCGAATGAACTAACCCAGAACAGAGAAGTTCAAGTGTCCAATAGCAAGCATAATCGGCATGACCAAGCTTGATATTCTCATCTAACACTTTATAGACATGTTGTCTCAAATGCCCTGAAAAACTGAACTTTTGGAAGTCCACAACAGTTCGTTGATCATAAATATTCATTATTTCGTAAAGTAGCAAATATATTGGTACTCTTTACCGACGTTCAACATAGGAACTGCTTCTACAAATTGAAATCCAGATGTTTTAATGATATCAATCATTCGTTCTTTGGACGGCATTGTCCAATGATGTTTGTTTTCGCGATACTTCTTTCCATCATTGTCAGATTTGTCATAATAGATAAACGTTTCATCATACACTGCAGTATCTTCATCTTTCTTTTTGATAAGTTTCCCGTTATACTTGAATTTATCAAAATAGATATTTGAATCTGTTTGACGATCTAAGGAGTATTTCTGGAGAGAGAAGGCTGCGAAAGGTGTAGCCAAGTCATGTAAAGGATCATAATTATCTGGATCGACCAAATGAACAATAAAGAATCCTCCCGGTTGTAACCACTGATAGGCATTGTCTGATACTATCTTGGGATTATCAAATTGGTAGACGGAAAAATTCAAAAGAGTACAATGACTTATTGATTTTTGAGGAAACAGTTGAACTTGGGTAATGTCTGCTTTCTTAAAGGTAGCCCCTGGACATTCCTTTCTTGCTTTTTGAATCATTGCGTCTGAAACATCAACACCGACATACTCAACTCCTAAATTCTTAAACCAACACGCATGAGGCGCTGTTCCTGAACACATATCTAACACTTTCACTGAATCTTTCGGCCACTCCGCAAGAGCTATATCCTGCATAGAGACTTGCTCAAACTGAAGCTTCTCATTCGAATGCCAGAGCATGTTGTAGACCGAAGCATATTCTGCATCGTAAATTTCTTCTGGACTTTCGTATGTAATCCCCTCTTCATTTTCAAAATGTTCTATACTCGAGATCCATGTGGTCACTGAGTATAATAGAAAGATTAAAAATGCAATAATCATATACTCCGTAGGCATCTTGTTGTTTAATGAGGAAGTCTTTTTCCACCCAGTGTTACGGAAGGAGTTATAAAATATCCTTTAATGACATCAAACTTTTTATAGAGCAAGTAAAGAACACTTAGACCTAGAATTGCGAGTATCACGTCAAGTACAATTGGCATATACGATGACGGTTGAGTAGGTGAAGTTCCTAAAACAGTAAGACGATTCAACACATCTGCCTTATCTTTTTCAGACTGAACCTGTTTTTTCAAATACTGTAAATCTTGTTCATCACCAACTTCTTCGGTTTGAAGTGCATTCATTAAATTCACAAAGACTTTCTGAGACGACTGTTGTTTCTTCAACTCTTCATACTGAGTACTGTAAGCTGTAATCTTTGGAGAAATTTCATCTTTCGCAATTCGAGACTTTTCTTTTACAAGCCATTCATCGCCATTCAGAGCAGTATAATACGCTATACGCGCTTGCTCATACCCTTCTGGATCTTGAGTCTGTGTTTGCTCTTTTTGATCCAAGGTTGTTTTTAATCCAGACAGTAACTTTTGCCGTTGACAAGGAGCATCACAAACTGGCGGAGGAGCAAGCGGAGGAGGTGCTTGAGGAGCAGACGGTTGATTACCCATTATTACTATGAAGAATAAATAATATGTCCTAGACCACCAACAAGAACAATAAAAGCAATTGTATGTACGAATCCACCTAGAAATGAACCAACCAGATAAATTGCCAAGACAGTTCCTACAAGCACTAGAAGTTTCTGAAGAAGAGGTTCAATCGATGTCATCTTATCAAGTTCAGCTTGCGTTTTTACAACTTTATCGCGATACGATGAAATATTTGAAGCATCTTCATCCATGCTCTTCTTATCAAATTTGAAAAATGTAGAGAAGAAGTTCACAACATCAGTGATCTGTTTATTTGCGACCATTGCATTTGTTTGTTTCCCATATTCATCCGTAATGTTTGAAATAATCTTATCACGAGACTGATCAAGTGGATTTACATTATTCATGATCGTAGTATAATCAGATTTATCGAGACGATTAAAAATGTTTCCTACATCACTGCCGGTTGTACCTGTCATCCAAATACTTTTTCCAGATGGATCTGCTGTCATACTTAGCGGCATGTATCCTCCCGTATCAAGAGGATCTACTTCTTGCTGTGTTGTACAATCTCCTTCACAACGATAGGCTTTTGAAGATGTATCAACTCCATACAATGCTGTTTTGTCCGCCTGACCAACTACAGACATGAGCTTTAGTCCAGACAGACCACTTACACTTGACCATCCTGATTGGATATTTTCATCTGTCTTCATTGCGTTTCCAGATGCATCAACACCATACAATGAACTATCGCTTGATGACGTAATCTTTACTTTATTTTCAGGATTGGCAATCCAGTTTGACATGGTACACGGTTTCGGGCATTTTTGTTTGGCATTCGAACCATCTTGAGCCCAAATGTATGTATGCGTTGAAAAGATGCCTGTAGCAGAAAACGGTACTGGAGTCATATTCCATGTTCCGGTATTTGACGCTGCTACACTATAGAGCACAGTCTTTCCATCTGTTGTTGACACTAAAGCATACACGTTTGTAGAATCTGTTGTAAGATCTAACACTGAAGCTAGATTCCATTTCGATGTATCGATCATAGACCAGTTTCCGGTACACGGAAGTTGGCAAACAAAAATATTATTTAAAGAATTGTATCCCCATACAAATCCGGCGGCAGATGAGGATGACTTTACAAGGGATCCCGGGATATTTGCCCATTGTAAAGATGACGACAGTTGGCTTGTAACAATTGTGTTAATACCACCAGTTGCAGTATCATATTCATTCTGAAAGTCCATACTCTTATTATAATGTATTTAGAACTTGTATCTGCTCAAGTAAAGCACGCGGTTTAACTTGTAAAATTCAAGAGCTCCAGTCCCCCCGTTAGGAGTTGATCCAGAGTTTAGGTGACCTTCACGAATGAAGGGCTTCGTGTTCTGGTCACCAGGCGTAGGCTTCGCCGTTTGGCTCACAACTCCCAACGTTCTACGTTTCATCTCAAGAAGCATAGAATAATCGGTAGCGGGTCCTTTCTGAACGCCATTTTTCATATTTAATTCCACTTTCGGCATTTATTCTATCTAAACAAAATGTAATGGAAATCAAACAGTTTCAAGACTCCCGTAATTCAAGACTGGCAGAGTTTCAGAAGGGATACAATTTCTTGAAAACGGAGTACTCGTCCACACTATTGTCGGCGATCCAGGAAACAGATCCTGCCGCACAGCAACAGTTAATTTCAACTCTGCTTCAGTTGAATACAGAATTATCGGGACAGGTGCGATCAATCATCACCGATCTCAGCCAAGGGTCAGGATCCTTTAATCCTAAAACACTTGAAGATCTCACAAATGATTTAATCGAATATCAAAAACAGTATCATGAAATCCAAACCAATAAAGATAAGCTTCAAACACTCAAGTTGATCTATGCGTCGAGCAAAGAGAAGCTTCAACAAACTGAATTTATGTACAATATATATTTAGCTGCGCTTATCATTCTGACATTTGTAGTTATCTTTTTTGTACTCAAAACAGCAGTTGTTTCAAATGTAGTGAATACAGTTACAACACAGATAGCAGGAAAGCGGCGCCGGTAAGCACACCGATTGAAATATAATAGGATTGCGGGATACTAGGTAGCGCTGCGGTTGGAGTATTGCGCATCGATGCAGCAACTGACGCATCGCTTTCCTTGATCATATTTCGTTGAGTTGAGCGGATTTGAGATTGTGTCTCTCGAATCTTTCCTTCAACATCTGAATTGTAAAAAGACGACATCTGTTGATTTTGTGTAGTGACTTGATCTTGAAGGCTTGACAAGATAGATTGAATCCCTTGTTCAGCACTCATATAGGAGTTTTGATAGCTAGCATTCCCAGTGAGTTTATATTGAAGATAGTTATCGTGATAACTACTTGTCAATGTCGTAAACTGCTTGTCCATTTACTTTACACTTCATAAACATTTGGAACACAATAGCGATACCGTTTATTCTCTGCGGATGATACGCAAAGTCCAGTGATCTCTACAACATCACCAGGACGCGCTCCAATCCAGCGCGCCATTGCGTCTTGAGAATCAATCTTTGGAAGACTCTTCAAATTCGCAATATTGTACGCCTTCATTAGTTTTGTGGTTTCAGCCTCTGTTAGGAGGCGATGCTTGGGCACCTTTCTGTGCTTGGAAATATCAAAGTTGAGGTGTGAAATATAAAACATTTGAACCAGCGTATTCTCTTTATTCGCAAGATAGTGACGTAGAATCTCTACAACAGACTCGGGCGCTTTCGAGAGTGTAATAATAATCGTACCGGCCGTATGATTATTCTCGGATGCATACGCTAGAATGTTTTTAAACTCAGCAGGAGTTAGACGGGTCTTTTCGCTAAAGACGATAAGAACTCCTCCAAATACATACATTCTAGTTTCATCCAATTGATTTCCAACAGGTTCAAATGTTTCTGCTTTAATACCGCGCGCGGTAAGCATTGACTTCAAAGTTTCAAGAGCGCGTTCCTCCATGTTTCTGTTATCAATAGAATGTGAAAAAGGTATTCCATTTTTCACATGCTAAATGTAAATGAACAAAGATTTATCTGGACTTCTTGGGTATATACTGTTACTCGGTGGAGTTGCTGTAGTCGCAATGGCTATTATGGGAAAGAAAGAACAATTTGTTCCTGAATTTCTTGATCAGGGGAATGTGAAGCAAACGACAAAGACTGGAACGTCGTCTTACGCACAAGAAACAAACCATTTTAAACTAACTCCTCCAGTCCCAGAGCCTATCTCTGGTTCGCAGACTCCGTTCCGAGTCAATATGTTTACCGCTTACATGGAGTAATTTTAAAATAAGAAATGAGATTCCATGTTCTTGGGCTACCTCACACAGTTACACGTAAAGATTATTCAGCCTGTGCGTTTACTCAAAAAGTTTTAAAGTTTTGTAAAATGATGACCCGCAGAGGTCATACCATCTACCATTATGGCCATCAAGATTCTGAAGTTGAATGTACCGAACATGTTCCTGTAACGTTCAATGAAGATCTCGAGAAAGCATACGGATCGTACGATTGGAAGAAAAGTTTCTTTCAGCACAATACTGCAGATTATGCTCATCAAATGTTTAATAAACGAGCGATTGTAGAAGTTGGAAAGCGAAAGCAAAAGAATGATTTTATTCTTTGCTTTTGGGGATATGCGCATCGTCCTATTTTTCAAGCCCATCCTGAACTCATTCCCGTGGAACCTGGAATTGGATGTACCAATGAACCCTGCTGTCCTCAAAATATTTACGAATCGTATTCAGTGATGAACCAAGTGTACGGAAAGTACAATCGGTCTCCCCACTGGTACGATGCGGTGATCCCCAATTATTTTGATCGAGATGATTTTGAATTCAATGCGAGTCCCAAAGACTACTTTCTATTTGTAGGACGTATCATTGGATCAAAGGGAATTGGAATTGCGGTTGATGTTACTCGTCGTCTTGGTCTAAAACTTCTTGTAGCAGGACAGGGTGATCTTGCGTCTGTAGTTGGAAGTGTTCCTGATCACGTTGAGGTGATTGGATATGTAGAACCCAAAGAGAGATGTGAACTTATGAAAAACGCAAAGGCGCTTATCGCTCCAACTCACTTTAATGAGCCGTTTGGTGGCGTAATGGTAGAAGCTCTCTATTGTGGTACGCCTGTTATTACATCAGATTGGGGTGGATTTGCTGAGAATAACCTTCATGGTGTAACTGGGTATCGATGCAGAACGATGGAACAGTTTGAATGGGCTTGTAAGAATATTGATACGATTGACAGAAGGGCGTGCTATGAGTGGGCAGATCAAAACTTTAGTCTAGAACGAGTCGCTCTTATGTACGAAGAGTACTTTGAGTCTCTTTCAAAAATCCACAATGGAGCAGGTGGGTTTTATGCCTCAAACCCCGATCGTCAAAATCTAGATTGGCTAACTCGGTATTATCCCAATACAATTACTAAAGTACAAGCATCGTCTTCTCCTTGGGTGATTGAGGAAGAGTCCCAGTCTTGCGATATTCCAGAACTTCAGACCACACTTGACTTAACGAAGGTAGATTAATCGCCAACCAATTCGGTTGATGTTTTACGGTAAGGGCTCTCCAGTTATTCAGCATCCAAAATGTTGTTGTATAACCTTCCCATTGATCTCCAATCATTCGCTCTTTCCAAGTAATATAGTCTTCGTCGTGTCGATGGTCTTTATAGATAACTTCACCCGTTTGCTTTTTAACAGCAAAGAATGATTTGATTGGCGCTGTACAATTCACATAGTCGGTGTAATTTAGTTCTTTAAATTGCATTTCAATATATTCACATTCGTCAATTCCAGTACACTCCATTTGGAGCTGCATTTGATGATAATATCCAGTAGGAACGGGTGTATGTTCCGTAAACTCTCGCGAGATTGGACACTTAAACTCAACGAGTTTTCCATGTCGTTTATCAGTTGAATCCTTTGCAAGAATGATTCCATCTGGAGATGCTCCTAGAAAGTCAACAGTTGGATGAGGAATACATGGAAGATCAACAATTTCAATCGTATGTTGAAATTCTTCGTAAATGTTTTTTGCGATTGGCTCAAACTGAGTTCCCCAAACCAACGCTCTAGGACCAAGTCCCGGAGCCGTATACTCTCGAGGAACTAGTTTTCCCATGATAAGTTCATGGCGTTGAGATGGAGTTGCATCAGGAAGCCCTTTATAGATCTCTGAGGCAGTTAGCATTTGTCCACGCTTCGTATGCCACGCATCTGTACGTTGATCACTTTGTCCATAGGTTTCAATGAGATACTTGATCTGATTAATTCTTGACATTTTTAGATTTGTATCTCTGTGTTAATATAAAAACCGTTTTACATGTTCACGTCTACAATGAAGCAAATGGAGATTCAATCACAAGAACAATGGGTACTTTATCGTCTTGAAAAGTTTTACGGAAATGCAGACAATGTCCAAACAGTTAAAGATATTCTTGATGGGAAATCAAATCTATCTCTTCGCCTTATTGATTGGTTTGTAACCAACTATGCTAAAAAGTTTAATACATCTTTTCTTACCCGAAATGGGAAACATACGATCGTCTATCTCTCCTATAAGTCTCATCTAAAAGCGTATAGCAAAAAGATGTTCGACCCATTCTGCCGTTCGAAGCGAATCAAGTTCATGGGGTTTGATACAACTGTTGGACAGCTTAACTTTTTCGAGTGGGCGATCACAGATGATATTCTAGATTATCTTCAAAAGAATCACGATCATATTCATATGGATATGGAAACACGACTCAAGGAAGCAGAACCCGAACTTCATCGGAAGCGTCATGAACTTTCGAAATCAGCAACAAATTCTCTTCGCTGCCACGATGTGCGTGTTACTGTGAAGTTTGATTAACTAACGATGTAACAAATGTTTTCTATCCTTCGCAAGGGATTGGTTTATAAAGATATATCTCCTGATATTTTGGAACACGATGAAGACATTGATGCAGATCAATGGGTCTATGATGAGAAAGACGTATACCGTGGAAGATTTGATCCTCGCTATACTGAACACAATTTGAACGTATATTGGCTCTACGATGATAATTTGAACCGAGTTGGATTAGCTGAGCACAACGCAGATAATCAAGCAGAGTATAAGGCTCTTTGGTTTTATGAGAACCCGTTTGCTACATTGTACCAAGATGAATCGTGGGTTTCAAAAAATAAAACACTTTGGTCGATGATGAGCAATGATGCGTATCAAGATTGTTTAGAAGATGATTTTGTAACTGTATTTGATCGCTGTTTATCAAGCAAATACAGACTTGTAACTCCAGACTTCTTAGCCAATCCTCCTACTCTATACGAATGCACAAAGTGTGGAAAGAAGTCTTTAAAGAAGTTAAAAAATTGTGTGGATGTTCTTGAAACATCCTATTTTACTTCAGATTTATTGTTTGTTGACGATTCGTTTGTTCTTTATGAGCGTTCTACGTCGCAGCAGCACGCTTCTTACGAGCGGGAGCAGCAGCCGCAGGAGCAGGTGCAGGAGCAGCCTCTTCAGCCGGAGCCTCAGTTGCCTCTTCCTCCACAGGAACCTCAGGAGCATCCTCCTCAGTTCCAAACAGATCCGCAGCCTTCACGCGAGAACTAGGGAACACCTGGGCAGCACGAAGCTTCCAAGTTACACCAAATCCGCCGCCAGCCATAACATAGACATTACCAGTTACAGCGAGCTTAGCTTGCCCATTGTTAGGGAATACCGTCGTGAGTGACTCGGGAGTCACATACACAGGGTTTCCACGATTGTCAACGATGCCCTCCTTGTCGATGCTTACCTTGCCATCGTACACAGGAACCTTGATCCACCAACTAGGAGGATACTTCCCGTTCGGGACCATTTCACCATCAATCTTGTCGCTCGATACACGAACGATCTTCTTGAAGCTCTCGCGAATTCCTTCCTCGCTACGCTTCTTACCAAACCACTTAGCACTATTGTCTACAGCGGCCTTGATTACCATTTCCTCTAGATCGACTAGAGAATTATAGAGCTTACCCATCTCGCTTGCCTCATCACCGCGTTCACGACCATACGAGTCGCATCCGGTGAGAGTATAGCTTAGAGTATAACTCGTCTCTCCCGTCTTGTCGTCAGTTCGCGTTAGAAGGCGAACGACTGACTGAGGGAGTAGGATCTGAAAGAAGCTCTTCGACTTCTCATCATCACCATACTTCATATTGATAGGGGGTACGCGATTGCTCTTTGCGATTCCAGGTACGAAGCTGATCTTAGAAGGGTTGAAATTACGCGCAGTTACGGAGAGATTAGAAGCCATCTTAGTTTTTGTATAAGTAGATTACCCGTCTTAGATGTAAATCCGTTTTTCATGTAAGAAATCCATATTGTTTAACAATGGTGCTCTGTGCGTCGTGCAAAAATAAAGTATCAACATCTCGGTGTACGAGTATGGCTTTGCCAAATTTATCTTTATGTGGAAAACACGCAAAGGTAAGATCTCCTCGGTTATGGACTACCGTAAATAACGTTGATGTAAAAGTTAATTTAATTATAAAAATTTGGAAAGGATACTTTGTTCGGAAACAATTAGGTCTAGCAGGACCCGGTGTATTCAAACGATCCATCTGCAATAACACAGATGAACTCGTATCCTTAGATCCTATAACAACTGTAAAGACGGTTGACTATTTTGGATTTGAAGAGAATGGAAAGGTGTATGGATTTGATGTACGAACAATCTTGGACTCATTGCATCGAAGCTTAGTTCCTATCAACCCATATACGCGTCAACCTTTGAAACTTGAAGACAGAAAACGACTTCGAGAAATTTATAGTTATAGAATACGAAGCAAGTTAGAAAACACGTATGAAAACAATGGTCTCAAAACACAAGAAATTATCTTAATAAATCGGTGGACACAAATAGCACAGATCGCAGAAGAAAATGGGTTCTTTAATATTCCGTTACCTCTATTTCTTGGATTGAACAAATCGCAACTTCATATTTTTCTATCGATGATCCATAATGATTTGAAAACGTGGGCTGCTGAGCATAAGCCTCCTCATTCAAAACGATTTATGTATGTCTTTTGGATAAACAATGTATTGAAGAAATTTGCAACTGTGCATTCTACAATCGAGTACTCTTTTTTCGTCTCAAGTATTCTTTTGTCAATTTTATATGATTCGGTAGAACCCTATAATATTTGTTTTATAATTATGTCCGCCCTCTACAGATTGTGATTTAAACAGGTAAGGACTATAGGAAGTATACCCGCGTTAGAAATGCCTGCCTCCAAGTCTACTGTTAATTCAAACATGCCCGCTGATAAGAAGTCCAAGACCGCCGCTCCCGTAGTTGAGGCCGCCCCTGCCCCTGCAAAGGGACGCAAGGCCGCCGCCAAGGCCGAAGTCACTGTTCCCGTCTCTGCCCCCATTGTTGCCCCTGTTCCCGCTACCACTGAAGCCGCTGCCCCTGCCGAAGTCCGCTCCGCCGATCTAATCCTCTCCACTCTCCAGGAGACCCTCAAGACCCTCAGCTCTGATGTCAGCTCTCGTATCCGCGCCGCTGTCCACGAGGCGATTGAGGCGACCAAGGCGCTCAAGCGTGAGGCCCGTGACTCCAAGAAGCGCCGCCGCCCTGACCCTTCCACCATGACCCCTGATGAGAAGAAGGCGTGGGAGGCTCGTCGCGCGAACAATGCGTTCCTCAAGCTCCGCCCCATCACCGATGAGCTCTCCACCTTCATGGGTCTCCCCGCGAAGTCCCAGCGCAGCCAGACTGATGTCACCAAGTTCGTTTCCACCTATGTCAAGACGCACAACTGCTTTGACCCTAACTTCAAGCGCCGCATCATCCCCGATGCCAAGCTCGCCAAGCTCCTCCGCGTGAAGGATGGCCAGGAAGTCACCTACCTCAACCTCCAGTCCTTCCTCAAGGTTCACTTCATCAAGCCCACCGCTTAAAGAAAGGTGACCGTAGCTTAGCCTAAAATTTTTAATATTAGAATCAAAAGATATCTAATATTAATAAATGAAAGATTTCTTGTATCTGATTATTGCAGTTGTAGTTGTGGCGCTGTTTAGTATGATTGTTGTCTATATGGATCGCAGCATAACCACGCATTGGGTCTTTTGGGTAGGAGTTGCTTTATTAGGATTAACCTTTTTTGGTGTTCCTGCAGCTATGCTTTCTATGGTTCGAAATTTGTAAAAAACGGATTTATTAATTCGATCGAAATGAATGTTACAAACGAACAACATGTCTGACACTACTAAGCCCAAGCGCACTCTTACGGAGGAGCAGAAGGAGAAGATGCAGGCAGCCGCAAAGGCCGCTCGCGATAAGCGTAAGGCAGACGAGGAGGCAAACCCAGAGCTTCGAGAGAAGCGACTCGCAGCCGCAAAGGCTAAGCGAGAGGGTAAGAAGGCTGACAAGAAGTCAGATGATGAAAGCGCAGACTCTTCTGCCACTCCTCCGAAGGAACAACCTAAGAAGGAGCGTAAGAAACTGAGCCCTGAAGCTCAGGCCGCGGCAATCGCAAAGCGTAAAGCTACGATGGCAGCGAAGAAGGAAGTTAAAGTTCCTTCAACTGTAAAGGACGAGACTGATGAAGATTCAGAGTAATCAAAAACGGATTTAAAACAGAACACAACTTTTTACATTACAAATAAGATGCCGCCTCAAAAGAATTCTGGAAACAAGAAGGGAAGACGTGAAACTGGAGTGTCAGTAAAGAATCGCCAATTTATTGGAGATCTTATCTCTGACCTCCGTCAAGATAACCATGTAGAAGATGTTTATCTTGGTCGAGTAACTCGAAAGCTAGGAAATGGCAGACTTGAAGTATTCTATGTGGCGAAGGAAAGAGAAAAGACATTTGATCGTGAAGGAAACGAGATTGAAACGGATGTTTATAAGTCCTACGAAAAGCAGGCTACAATTAAAGGAAGTTTTCGCGGAAAGGGAAAACATTCAGTATGGATCGACGTTGGATCAGCGGTTGCGGTTGCAGACGCTGGTCTCGGTCATCTTATGATCATGGCAGTTCTAACTCGTGATCAACTACAAGATATCGCAAAATATTCATATGTGGATGAGCGTGTTATGAAAGATGTATCGGATGGAACTGATGCAGGTGACGACGCGATTGAGTTCGGCGATCAAGAACTATCAGACGGCGATATTAACGATATCTAAATCTGTAACAATTAATTCATTTGGAAGTGAAATGTACAAAATGGTACTAAAAAAAGGACTTGTTCGTCCATCTAAGATCATACCTCTAATTTTTGAATTCTCAAGCAAGGTTGATAACACTCGGTGAAACAATGATTCTTTTCGCACAAATGGTTTGATTTCAATATTGCATTGTTTTGAACGTGGGTTCCACGCACATAAATTTCCGGAACAAGACTCTTTTGATTTGAATTGACCACATGGAGTTCGTACTTTGGATAAGAATTCAATTGGAGTATCTAACTTTGCGTAATCGACTGTTTTTTCAAACCACTCGCGCAATAACGGTTCGACTTCTTTGCGTTTTGGAAACACTTGCTGTAACGTTGATCGTAGATCTTTATATTTTTCCTTGAGATCATTCGTTAATTCATACAGTAAAAACTCGTAAATTTCTGACATGTAGTTTAAGTGTTTATAATCTGTGCGAAGATCTTCAGATTCTTTTCCAAATACTAATTTTGATTCCGGTAGATCATTCACAGTTTCTATAATTTCAAGAGGTTCTTTGGATGGAACCGTTTCTGCTTTGACAGGTACTCTCAACCCACTTTTAAGGAGTACCTCGACCCGCTGACCCTCGCTATTCCCTAAGTCTTCTACCCATTGGTACCCCTCTGTATACTTCCCTGCAATCGAGAGATAGTTTAAAACGCTTTCGTGAGACGGTAGAGTCTCTTTTGAAATTTCATTAAATCCTAGAATCTTTGTTTGCTGAACATCGGGTAACGGTGTTGGATGAAAGGGAAGAATCATTGTGTCTGGAACAAACAGTGCCTGTCCACGTCCAAATGGATCCAATACAACTTGAAAGTCATCTTTTCCACTTAAGGTTAACACTTCTTTGATCACGGTAAGTGCGTCAGTAAAGGACGGTACACTTGTGACGCAAGACTGATTTCTTGCTTTTTCTAAAACTAAATGTGTATCTTTTTTGTACGGAGTTTCGAATAGATTTGATTTATATTGAAATCCTCTCGATGAGCGAGTAACGTGAGATAACACATCTAACGTTTTGCCTCGTTGAAGAATAATAATTCCACGTGTTCTAGGTCTTACAATTGGAGAGTAAAACGTACATCCAACTGTGTTTGAATCAGTAAAGATTCTGAATAAATCACACTGTAACACAATTGCAGAATATTCTAGTTCTTCGAGATCTGATAATTCTTTGCGATGAAAGGCTTCATCAATCCCAGAAATGATCTTTGCAATATGAGTTCGCACATACTCATCTTTATTGTAGGGAGGAATCTTGCGAAGAGACGCTTCAATTGATTGAAGATGAGAATCTCCAAGACGTTTGAACGTTCTAAAAAAGGAACACTTTAAAACAGATTCAATCGCTTGTCTTGGAATTTCTACCTTTGTTTTTAATCCTAAAAACTCAGGTAAGGTTTCAGATGGACGTCCAAGTCCAACACGGAAATATCCAGACATTCCATTTGATACACGTTTTAACTTTCTCAAAATTTCATATTCTTCAGAAATGTGAAGCAATATAAGAAGTTCAGTAGGAAGAAACGCAAGTTGGAATTCCTTAATCGATGCTTTATCTTCTCGATTGATGTAGTATTTATTATCTTCACTTTTATCAGTTTTCTTCTTCTGAGACGTCTTGAAACAGCATGGCATATTCTTTCCTGTGCTTTGAAACAGTTCTTTCTTAAATCCTGGATAGTTATATCCTTCAGTTCGTTTGATTACCGTATACTCACGAGGATCATCAGAATCTGATGTTCGTAACTGTTTTCCACAAATCGGGCACCGAATTTCACCATCTTCTTTTTCAAGCTGATCTTCTGTCAGAGGAATTTCATCTTTCATACACCAATATTCTGGGCAAATAATTAGTCCATTTGGATCGTTTGTTGTTTCCATCTTTTCAGATTCTAAATACGTTCGTGGATCGTATGATGTACCATCCCATGCTTCTAAGTCATCATCATCTAGAATAATTGGCTGATAGTTCTGTTCACAAACTTTTGCATAGGAGGGTGTTTGTTTGGTAGCAAAACTTTCAGGATCAAATTTTTCAAGAAGTTGTTTAAAATGTCCATATTTTGAGAATGCTTTCTGTTTTGTAGAAATCTTCTTTTCTTTTGGTCTCTCGTCTTGAACTGGTTCAACAACTGCTTGTTCTTCATCTCCTTCTAGATATCCAAACAAGTCACCATACTGATCTTCAAGATCCGCATCAATCTGTAACGTTTCAACTGGCGCAATTCCAGTATCCACTTTTACAGTTTCCATTCGCTTGGGACAAATTGTGTCCAAATTTTTTGAATCAGGAAATCCTACAATGTATCGAAGAATACTTGCATATTTCAAAATACGATCAACTTCAGTTACAGATGACACTTTCACTTCATATTCTCCGAGTTGGATGATTGGATATCCTCGTACAACTTTATCTTCAATTGAAGGATCTTCATTCAACAAATCATCAACTTGTTGTACAATCTGTTTTGCTTCTTCAACTGTTGTATTGAGTTCTTTTGCAATGTCTGTTAGCTTGAGAACTCCGTCTTTTCGAAGTTGAATAACTTTGATCTGTAACGCAGAAACTCCTTTATACGTTTCTTTATCTGTTCTCAGAAGCGCAAATTTAGCCTCTTCATTTGGCTTATTGAAAATCGTATTAATACAGTTGAAGCGTCGTAAATCAATATCGTCTAACGAACGAGAATACTTTGAAAAGAATTGTATATCTTGCGTTTCCCAACGATCAGATTCTAGATCGTCTTTATCTACAAACGACATAATCGCATCAAATGTTTTAATCCATTTGAGGACTTTCTTTTTCATAGTCGGAATTTGTTCATCATTATCTTTTTCACGATAAAGTGTGATCATAATATCTTCTGCTGTAATTGAAATGCGGTCATAACTTTCTTTTGACGTTCCTCGAAATAAAAGCAGAGTTGGAATGCTACGTTGAGGAGGACGATTCCACTTATTCCATTTATCCATATCAAGATAGGGTTTCTTTTTGGCAGGATCCTCTACATAAAACTTATGGCGTGCAACTTCATTTCGTCCAGTAAAATATTGGATATACGGAACTTCTTTTGAAACAGTTAATCCATAAAAGATTTGTTCAAACCGTGTTCGTACAGCAGACCCAAAATCAGTCGTTACAAATTTTGCATACAGTCTGGCATACGTTACCGCAACAGATTCTGGCTCAAATACTTTTAAAGCAAGAAGATCTGTTAATAGTTTTGAATTTTTAGTTAACAATCCAACTTCTTCATCTGAAACACGTGGAGGCGTTGTTGAACGTAAGAATGGAAAATAGACAGAGGCGACAGAGTCTGCAGTTGAATCGTACGGAATTGCTAAAAAGTGTTCAACGGTACTATTTCTGTAAAGAGTTGACACTAACGTTGTTGTTAAGGGTAAAGGTAACCGTGCTCCAGGAATTCTGGACGCGAGCACACTATTGAACTGAAGTGGGAGAATATAGGACTCAGGTTCTTCAACACCAAAAATACGATATTCTGAGAAGGCCTGTGTAGGAGAATGAATCTCTTCAAGACTTTCAGGACTTGTAATCCATTCTGTTTTATCATAGTCTGCTGATTGAATCGTAAGAGGAGGGCTTCTATATGCGGTTGAATATTCCTGAAGAGCTACATCTGTAATCGGCTGTTGATTATAGGACAACCGATTAAACAATGCTTCCCATCGTCTGGGATCTTTTTGATAGTAATCGTGTTCAAGTTTTAAAGACACTAAAATAAACAACCGATCTGGGTGTGTATTGAGTGCAATTGCAATCCGTTGACGAAGTACATTAATTGTATCGTCTTCAAAATATGAGATTGTATATCTTTGTTTAGTACTAAAATCCGTGACCTCAGACTTTAACATCTTATTTCTTATCTCATAAAAACGGATTACAAATACTTCTTAATCAAGACGAGTAAAACCAGAATGGGTTGTTTTGATTATGAATGCGAATGCGGCGGAACGAAATGTGTCTATGTAGGAAGCCAGAATGGTGGCGACTCAGATGTAATTATTGAAGTACCTCTTAATGATGACACAACTGTCTACATTAAGGGACACTATAACTCGTATGGTGCTGTTTTGGTAGGTGAGTATACATTCTATCCTGAACAGTTTGATGAGTACTTTGAAGGATGGTTGTGTCAAGAGTCTGATATGGCACGAAGCAAGATCTTTCTCGCAAAGCGAATTTGGACGATCCTATACCATGAATCTGATGAGTACGAAAAACCTAAGGTAAAGGCTTCGAACTGCTGTCCGCTAGACGTGTCAGTTTACATAAAGATTGGAAAGACTCTGATTGAAAAGTGTATTCGAGCAGATAAAGATTTGAATCTTCCATCTGATGATGAAACACAAAAGAAACAAATTGAAATTCTGAAGATTCAATGTGATATCCTTCGCAAAGAGCTGGGACGTTCAGGTAGACCTTAAAGAGGTGTATCGGTGATCGTCATACCACAGTAGAGTTTAGGAGTATGTGCATAATTTTCGGGAGTATAAATCCCAAGTTTTGAACCATCATTTAATAGAATACGAAAGTTGGCCCAAAATTCAGGAGTATGTCCGATTGTTGTTGTCATTAAATGGGCCATTTCGTGTAACACTACAAACATAATTGTATTCGTGTCTACGAGAGGATATCCTGGGCGCTTATCGCGAATACAGACTACGATTTTTTCACCTTTGTTTTCTGAATACGAAGTTGAACTATCAGTAATATCATTTTCATACATATTCTCTGGATGAAACCGTTCTACCATCACTTTGATACGAGGATCTCCAATTGAGGCAGGATCCTCTTTATAATGATTGATTAACGTCTCCAGGTTTGCCCGTATGTCTGCTAATTTATCAGCAGCTTCATCCTTATCGGGAAGATTTTGGACATTGTATACATTCCCATCCTTACGACTCCGAACTTGAACTAAATTTTTAGGTCCACGCGTTGTAGCAAATGCTAGAGCACCGCCTGCTGCAAGTAAAGCGATAGGCCACATTATTAGTAGGTATGAAAAATGGATTTGGATTGCAGAGTTCGTATAGAGAGTGGCCAGTGATAGTATAGGATGGTTACCTATATCTTGAGGTCAAACCCGGGTGAGTAAAATCCCAGACGTTACGGTAGGGTGGGCATATCTAATGCCAAAAAATTAGACGTGTAAAGCAGCTACGTTACAGCCGCCCAGAGGAGAAGACCTATCGGAAAACCTCAAAAATAGTTACGTTGGTAACATTTTTGATTTCTTAAAAACGGATTCTTTTAAACGAATAGAATGAATCTCAGGGGTAACACTACAGACAGCATAGCGCGAGTCATAGCATCCTTGGCGACCAGCGACAAATGGTAGGTAAAGTCACCTAAAGGACTAAATTAAACTCTTGGATGAGTTGGCTATCAGGGGATAGTTTTTTGCTTACGCATCAAGACCACGCTTGAAAGGATTCGCCTCAATCGTCGTGTTGAGGAAAGGACCCACCTTACCCTGGGGATTGGGCTGTTCAGAACGAACATCCCAAGACGCATTGCGGTTTGTCTGAGACACACCGGCAATCGCAGTGTTGGTGTGGTAACCAGCATCAAGGAAGTTCTGTCCCTTCATATCACCCATAGAGGAGGGATTCACCGCAGCCCAAGACGCACCGAGGCCACCCTTAGGGAGGAGTTCACCAGACGTTAGCGTAGAATCAGAATAGGTAGACTGAGATGCAGGGTGACGTCCCTGAACAGACTCGACCGGCTGTTCATTTCCACCCTTGCTCGCCATGGGCTTACCATAGGGACCAGAATCAGAGAGAGGTCCCTGGACACCGAGGGCACCCTTTACCTGCTCGAGGCCTTCGCCCACGGTACCCTTTACACCAGAATATGAGCTTAAGAGATAGGCTACAACAACAACCCCTCCGAGAACTAATGCTAAACGAGTCTGCGAACTTTTCATCGTTATGTTTATATCCACGCGAAGACAAAAAACAATGAAAAAGCACCCTTTAGCAGATCCAATGTCCTTTTTTTCAACTCCTGAATTTCAATTGTATTTTGAAGTAAACATCCTTCGACCTATTTTAGCGAAGGTGTTTCAATACTTATACCCATACCTACTTGCCTTCACCCTTCTCTGGGTCATCATGTTTCTTTGCATAATTGTCATCTTGGTTGTTTTGATGAGAGCGAGGGTACAGTAGCTCCATTAGCTCTGCCTTTTTTAGTTTCCAAATATTCTTATGTCCCTTTTGAATGGACTCTTTACGAAGTTCAGCAATGGTCTTCTTCTCGAGAACATAGGACTCTGGTAGCTCTTTCATTGAGAGCAGCTTAATAAGTTCAAGTCGAGACTTAATGTAATATTGCTTAATTGGAGGAGTATGATCACGTGCTGCCTGTTTAAGATCCACGAGTGACATTGTATGGTACTCCATTTGATTGAATAAAAATGGACGTACTTTTATGAAATCCGTTTTGAGGTACATAAAGTAATGGAAACGATTATATTCGTGACAGCTACAGTTGTCGCAATCATCGCCAGTTTATATCTATTTGCTCAGTCACAAGTTGAGTTCTTAAAGAAGAATTGGGTTGAGTACAGGTGTAATCCAATGTATATGCCTGTCGCAGGACTTGTAGGCGATGACGTGGTTTCAAACTTTACAAAATGTACGATGAAAGGGTTTCACGATTATGCAGGATTCGTGATGGATCCTATTATGGGAGAATTTTCAATCATCAACGATACGGTTGGAGAGATCGGCGGTGCTATGAATTCATTCAGAAGTATGTTTAGTAGTGTTCGTGGTGGATTTCTCGGAGTGATTGGAAGTGTGTTTGGAAAGATTCATAACGTGATGGCCCAAACACAATATATCATTATTCGTATGAGAACTATCTTAGCACGGATTGTAGGTGTGATGTACAGTTTTGTCTACATCTTCTACGGTGGAATGCAAACGGGCGAAGCTGTTGTGAATGGCCCAGTTGGATCTGTGATGTCATTCCTCTGCTTTGATGCAGACACGAATATCCAAACATTCGATGGTCTGAAGTCTATGAAAGATGTTAAGATTGGAGATCGTCTTACGAATAATTTAGCAATTGTTACATCCGTCTATAAACTCGATGGAACTGGAATTCAAATGTATAACCTAAGCGGAATCCTGGTTACAGGAAGCCACAAAGTGAGATACAAGGGAAAATTCATACGAGTTGATAAACATCCTCAAGCAAAGAAGGTTTCAAACGAATCGAAACATCTCGTTTGCTTGAATACGAATACGCATAAGATTTCATTACGCAATTATGAATTCTTAGATTTCGTTGAAAGCGATGATTCTGCATTTGTAGATTTCAAGAACACCTATATTCGGATGTTATACAATGGCACATATACGCCTACACTCTATGGCCAACAAACCGGTCTCTTACCTGGTACACGAATTTCAATGAAACAGAATGAGGAAAAAGAAATTCAAGACATTCAGATTGGAGATGTTCTTGATAATGGAGATGTTGTAAAAGGCACATGTAAGCATTTGATAACTGATCACATGTATGTGGAAATTGAGAATGGAGTCTTAGCCACACCGGCTACATTAGTGTTTGCGAATAATTCTGTTGTACAGGCAGAATCATACGGGCGTATCCAGCGATATGAATACGCGGAGGGATTTTGTGCGTATCAACTTGTTACGCAATCCTCCATGTATCCTGTGTTAACCAAAACAAACAAGAGAATACTGGTACTAGATGAACTGAAAACAACAGAACCGTTCTACCACGAAATGAAAGATTCGATTATTAGTTCAGGAAGGTTTCGTAGTAAATTAATAGTAGTATGATGTATGCATTCTTTGGACTTCCTGTCTTCATTTTATTTTGCATGCTAGCGATCCATGCGAGCGAGAGTCTAGAAAAGATGAAACTCCATTGGAATGAGTATCGTTGCAATCCAATTTATATACCGTTCGCTGGGTCCATACGGCCAGATGTAACAACTCAAGAAAACTTCTTATTTTGTATCAACCAATTTAGTCATGATATTTTTAAAGTCGCGCTTGATGGGATTCATGCTTTATTAGGCGACGTCACATCGTCTCTTGGTGAGTTTGTAAAACCGTTATCATTGTTCCGCGGGGTATTCACTGGTCTTCGTCGAGTTATATTAAAGTTCGCAGCATCTACATTTTCAAAGATAGCTTCGTCCTCAAGTGTGTTTATTCATTATTTAATTAAAATTCAAGATGTATTACAGCGATTTGTAGGTCAAGGGTATAT